CCTTCTTAGAGATGATGAACTCCTCCGGTGGCACATTCTCAATAACGACTTTGCCCTTCTTGTTGATCTTTTTGACCTTAACATTGTAGGCAAACAGGGGCTGCATGATGGGTTCCAACTGAATGCCCTGCTGCTGCGCCATCATCAAATCTTCGGGCGTAGGAGGAATCGGAGCCTCGCCTACCTGAAACTGCTCTTGCTCTACTACTTCGTACTGCTCGTCAGCCAGAAGAATGGTTAGTTCTTCTTCGGTGAGGTTTTGGTAGGACTCGGTGTTTACTTCCTCTTTCTCGTCCCAGTAGACCTTCACAATCCCGTTCTTCTGAAGCAAAGCGTCCTTGAACCATGTGTGCATGATCGACACACCAGGGTTGTCTCGGTAGAACACCCAGTTACAGTAGTCGGTTGCTTGTTTAGCCTTTTCTTCGTCGCCTGGGCCATTAGGCTCAAACCTCACTGCCTCGTCAGACTGAGTAAAGACTCTCAGGAGAGCAGGCAGCGCACCATCAATGGCCTCTGCAACCTCTCCCGTGACAATCTGGGAGCGACCCTCTACTTCATTGCCGTAGCCCTCACGGTTGTAGTACTGGAGGGCTTTGCGACGGGCCTCGGTGGTCTCCGTCTCGATATACCCAAGCGCATCATAAATCTCTGAGTCGAGTACTGCCTTGAGCTTCTCTGGTGTCATACGATCCATTGTGTCTTCACCTGTATGGGTTTACCCCAGTTCGTTGTCTGATTCATGCCTACCGCTAGATACCGGAAAGAGTCACTACCGTGTGACGACCAGTCATGTAAAGGTTTGTCGAAGAATACATTACGCTTCTCGTCGTATTCTCGTCTGTAATTTCGCAAGCAGTCTAAGCCCTGCTTCGTGGCTTTATTAAACCAGCATCTCGGCAGTAGTCTGCGTACAGCAGCGATCCCATCATCAACTGGCAGGCGAGGTACGACTGTACAGTCAAGACCGGCCTCTCGTAGCATCTCCAATCGAGAGCGACCCGTCCCAAGTTCCCTGACTTCCACATCGTGCGGGAGTAGCATTTCAGCCTTCTCCCAGTTCCTCGCCTTGAGTTCCCGTACATACCAGTCGAGACCCTGCCCGTGATTTTCAATGTAGTCCATGAGCCTAATTTCCTGCCCCGCCACTTGAGCAATCCATATCGAGGTAGAGTCCCCGACGCCCAAGTCCCACGCTGCGTAGGTTTTACAGAGGTCGTCTCTTGTGATCTCGCAGAACCTACCCTGCTGCTCAAGAGTATTGAGTATCTGCCCATAATAAGAACCTTCAACGGCAGCGTTGAAGCTGCACTCGAACTCTTGGTTGTACTTGTCCTCGCCCATTTCCTTTTTGGCGGCAACAAGTTCTTCAGCAGGGACAATGCCCGTCTGAGACGCTTTAAATTCAAGTAGAGACCAGCCATCCTCTTTCTCTGCCCGATCTCTCAGGTCTTTGAAGTGGTTCGCACCCTTGGGGGTTCCGATGAATAACGCCCACCCTAGTCTGTCGGATAGCGCAGGTCGCACTACCTCGTTCCAGATTTTAGGGTTCATGTCGCCCACTTCGTCCAGCACCACCCCGTCTAAATATATTCCTCGGAGGGAATCTGGGTTGTCTGCACCGTATAGACTTATTCGCCTACCGTAGAAGTCCACCCGTAGCTCTGAGATGTTCGCAGTAGCGTTTAACGGTTGTGTGTACTTCAGCAGGTAGTCCCAGGCTACCCGCTTGGCTTGAGTGTAAGTAGGTGCGATGTAGGCAAAACGAGGAGCTTCCCGTTCGCATTGCAGCGCAGCTTTAATGATTTGGTTGATTGCCGCAACAGTCTTTCCGAATCGTCTGTGCGCCACCGCAACAGAGAATCGGTGAGCATCAACTGTCTGATGGAGAGAGAGTTGTTGGTCACGAGGCTTGTAAGGGATTACGACTTCTGCCATGTAAAGTTCAACGGCTGACCATTCGCACCCGTCATCTCGTTTACCTGCGTCTCTTTCCAGCCAGCCCTAGTCTTGAGCCAGAAGATCATAGCCGTTGTGTTTCCAGACTTGGCCTGCTCATATAAAGACTTCGCAATCTGAGCGTTAGCGTCAATGCGCCCGTCGTCTAACTCCTGACGATAATACTTTGTGAGCGTGTCTGCGCTAATGCCTAGCTTGCTCGCTATGTCCTCGTGCCTTACACCCACCGCTGCCAGAGTCTTGACTTGTAGCCTAGCCTGGTCAGTTGGTTGGTGGGGAGGACGCCCCACTCCTTCTGCCATTTTTTAACTCCGCTAAATATACTTCTGAAATGTAAAGTTTGTGCTTATTAACTAAACCTCGCAGCATTTTCTCTGCGGTTGGTTTCTGCACAAACACTGCCCCGTCTAGCGGTGAGCCATCATGTAAGTATAGGATGGCCCAGCGCTTAAACAAGTTCGGCCTTCTGGCCTGTGAAATCTTCCCAGCGCTTTACGATTACATCGCAATACTTTGGGTCTAGTTCCATAAGCCTCGCAATGCGACCGTTCTTTTCAGCAGCGATCAAAGTCGTGCCAGAACCACCAAATGAGTCGAGGACTATGTCGCCGCCCTTAGTATTGTTAAGCATCTGGTACTCAAATAACCCAACCGGCTTCATGGTTGGGTGTTCACCGTTCCGAGATGGTTTGTCAAACTCAAGAATGGTTGTCTGTTTTCTATCCGCAGCCCAAAGGTGACCTGCACCCTCTTTCCAACCATATAAACAAGGCTCATGCTTCCAATGGTAATCCTGCCGCCCCATCACCATCGTAGACTTCTTCCAGATTAGACATTGACGAACAGTCCATCCAGCATCTTTTGCGGCACCTCGGAAGTTGTATCCCTCTGAGTCAGCATGCCAAATATAAAAAACCGCTCCTGGCTTCATAACCATGTCTGCGGCGGTGTACGAATCACGCAAGAACTGCCTAAATTGATCGTCCTCCATCGAATCGTTCTTGATGGTTAGAGCGTCCTTTGTTTTGCCCTCGTACGCCACATTGTACGGTGGATCGGTCAGCCACATATCTACAAGTTGACCGTCACACAGTTTTTCTAAGGCATCTATGCTCGTAGAGTCACCGCACATCAGCCTGTGCCGGCCCAGCCTGTAAATGTCCCCAGGCTTGGTCTTTGGCTCCTCTGGAACCTCTGGCACTTCATCTTCGTCTGTAAGCCCTTCCGTGGGCTTCACAGGGTCTAGCAGGTTCTTTAGTTCGTCTACATCGAAACCTAGGATGTCGAGCGCAAAGTTATCCGCTAAAAGTTCGTTTAACTCTATCGTGAGTAGCTCGTTATCCCAGCCAGCGTTCAGAGCCAGTCGGTTGTCTGCGATGATGTATGCCTTGCGTTGAGTCTCGGTCAGATGCCCCAGTCTTATGCATGGGACTTCCATGAGGCCGATCTTCCTCGCAGCCATGACCCGTCCGTGGCCAGCAATGATGACATCATCCTCGCCAATAAGAACTGGGTTGTTGAATCCGAACTCTTTAATTGACGCTGCGATCTGAGCTACTTGCTCGTCTGAGTGCGTCCTCGAGTTCTTGGCATACGGGATCAGCTTTTCAATGCCGATCACTTCTATGTTGTCTGCGCCTTTCATCGAGTCCTCTTAGGTTGCTCGGCCCTGTATAAGTATACAGGTTATTTTTCCCCAATAATTTGCACTGGGATGTTGTCAACACCAGACTCTAACATAGCTGCAATTCTATGGTGGCCATCAACAATAAAATATTGATTAGTTTTCTTGTCAAAAACAACATCCGCAGGCAAATCACCCATAGAACCCTGCCCAGACTTGTAAAGTTTAACAGCACTTTTGCTTACTTTTTCTTGAGTCGGAACAAGTTGAGATGCTTTAACAATAGCGTCTTGCGGAACAACCTCAGTGTAGTCAGAGGGAAATTTTTGGACTTTGTTTAAAAAATTACTCGTAACATTTGGACTTAAAGTTTCCCTAATAATTCCAGCTGGCGCAAAGCCCAATGGCCCCGCCATCATCATGTCTGTGAGTTGGCGTAGTGCGTTCTCGTCTGTGACCTTGAATGGCTGCCGTGGGTCTGCAAATGCTTGGCTCTGGAGTGCTTTTGCCGCCTGACCAGATTCGACTACTCTCCCACCCAGCATGCTTGCGTAGTCAGCAGGGTTTTGCAGAGCGTCAAAGAGTTGGCGCTTGAGTGCGTCAATTCTGCTCGTCAGTGGGGTTAGTCTCTCAGCCATTTTTCTCTAGTATCACGCTCATGGAGTCGATTGCTCTCGGAGTTATTGTTAGTAACTCGTCTGGACACTCGATGTTAGGGTTCTTGTGGAAAGTTAGGCTCTTCATTGTGAACCTGTCTTTCCAATTCAAATACCAGTGCCAGTCTGTGTAGTAAAGCCAGCTATTCTCGTTGAAGGCCCTTACATGCGTAGGGTCTTGCCATGCGCCTAGACTTAAATCATAGGGTACATGGATGTGCATCTCGCCCCCAGGCTTGAGGAGGTCTTTACAGTTTGTCATTGCCTTCACGAGGTCGGGAATGTGTTCTAGGACATCGTTTGCCAGGATCGTTGAGAACATCTCTCGCTCGATCTTGAACTTCCCTAGTCTCGTTGTGATGCTCTGCCCCCAGGGGACATTTGTTATGTCTAGCACCCAGTCTGGGTTTTTCTCAGGCTGGATGTCTGCATTGATAAAATCCGCCCGCCAGTCCTTACCAGACCCGAGGTTAAGTTTTGGGCCTGTAATTTCTTGAGTTTTCTTTTTTACCATTTGACCTTATCAGCCCAGTACGCTGCGCTCATCTTGCCCTTGGCGATGTTTGCCGCATGTCTGGCCTTAAATGACTTCCTACGGGCCTTGTCTCCGGCAGATTCACCCTTCTTCATCGGGCTGCCGGAAACGCCTTGTTGACCGAATCGGATGGTCTTGACCTTATCGCCCTCTTTAGCCACGACTACATGTGACTTAGTAGGGTGATTAGGAGTTCGTTTGGGTCGGTTGTAGTCCTCTACCCCTATGCGCTCAAGAATCTTGGCGGCCTCTCGAATCTTCATTTCTTCTTCGCTGCTCGCATGTTGTCGATCAGGTTCGGGTAAGGACGACCTGCTGACTTAGCCATAGCCTTTGCAGACTTCTTCTCTTTGGGAGACAAAGGATCAGGCTTACCGAGAGCTTTAGGACGCTTCTTGTCCCAGACCGCCTTCACTTCTTGTACTCCGGCTTGCCCTTCATGCTTTTAGTGTCTTTCGTGTACTTCTTGGCGACTGCCTGCGGAACCCCGAGCATCTTAGCCATTTTGGGGTTGTTGGCAGCAGCTTGCATAAAACGATTTTGCGCCTTCGAGATGCTCGGCATTTAAGTCTCCTGGAATTTTATCTTTTGGCAAATAGCAGCGTAACTCTGAACGCCTGGCTCCGCCTCTAACTTGATTTTGAGTTCCTGTACTACTCTCGTGCAAGTCTTTAGGTTGGTCACTGGGTCTGCAAAAAACTGGCATTCCCCGTTGATGAAACAGATAAATGCCAGTGGGAGGTACATTAGTCCTCATCCTCCATAGGTTCCCAAGCGTCACACACACCCGACTTCTTGCACTTGAAGTCCCACATCACACAGTAGACCTCTTTGTCGGTAACGCCACACTTGTTCATGGGCATACCGTACTCACAATTGCCGCACTTCTCCTCACCCTCGGCTGGGCCGTAGGATGCCTTGAGGACTGCGATCTGCTTGTTTCCCTTGTTGACGATCTCGTCTTGAGTCGCCAGAGGACATTCCCCGTCTTCCAGGAGTCCTTCCTTCTCGACCATCTCAGGCTCTGAACCTAAGAGGCCAATCATGATAGTCGGGCCTTTCATATGCGCTCCAAAAAAAAGCCCTGAACAAGACAGGGCAAAAGGGGAGGAGAAGATGGGCGCAATAGCCCACCCCGAATATAGCATTACTGGTCGGTTGGCGCAAGGGTGAACACATAAATCATTCTCGGGCCGAGCTTGTTCGTACTCTCAACCTTGTTCTTCATGACCTTCCCAGCCTTTACATACCTTGCGAGGCAGGCAGAGATGTAGGAACGCTTGTAGTTCGTGATGGCCTCGATCTCAGCGCTGGTGACGGGTTTGTCGGACAGTACATCCAGAATAGTTTGGCAACTCATTTAAGACTCCAGGCATGGACTTGTTGGGCGTGATTCATGATCTCTCTGGTGACGACTTGAATCAGCGCTAGTCGGTCATCGTCCGGCTTGGCAGCGTTAGCCGTGAGTTCTCTGAGTTCTGCTCCGAGTTGTTGTATTTTTACAACATGCAGTGCTGGATCGTTCAT